ACGTAATACAAAACTAGATGAAACAAGTAGATTTCAACCCAACAGCACTTGAAAAGATGCGCAAAGGCATCAACATTGTAGCTGAAAGCGTAGGTAAAACGATTGGCCCACGCGGCACAAATGTATTCATAGACAACGCAACAACTCCTAAGTTCACCAACGACGGTGCTTCTATCGCTCACCAGATTACTCTTCCTGACAAACTAGAGAACGCAGGAGCGTGGGTAGCACGTAACGCTTGCGCCCAGACAAACGACGACGCAGGAGATGGAACTACTACAACGGTAGTCCTTTTGAAATCAGTGATTGACGAGTGTCTAGCGCGTCCTGAAAACAAGACGGTAATCATGCAGTCTTTGCTTGACGCTAAGACAAAAGCTCTTGATTTGCTCAAAAAGCAATCCAAGCCCATTTCACAGAAAGAAGTCATAAATGTCGCACGTATCTCAGCAGAAAACGAGAAACTAGCACAGCTAATTACAGAGGTAATTGGTAAGGTAGGTAGTAAGGCGGTGGTTACGGTAGAAGAACGTCAAGACGGCTTTGATTCTGACTACAAACTCGTACAGGGATATGAAGCGCATGTTGGTTTCATGTCCCCCTACTTCCGCAATGACCAGCAAAAAGCTCGCGCCGTGTACTCAGACATCCCAGTACTATGTACTTCTAAGAAGATTGGTACCGTAAATGACCTAAAGTTCTTTGAGAAGTTGGCAAAGGAAAATATAGGAGAATTGGTCATTGTAGCCGAAGATATAGAGCCAGCAATTCTCGGTATATTCGTTGCAACAAAAATGTCGGGAAAAATGAACCTACTTGTTATTAAGGCTACAGGCCCTCTTCTTGAAGATATTGCCGCTGCTACAGGAGCAACCCTCGTTAGCGACGAGACAGGAGTGAACTTTGAAAATCTAGATATTAAACATCTCGGTGAATGCTCTAAGATTATCTGTGAGGAGAAAAAGACAGTATTCATGTCTGGTGCAACCTCAGCGAAGAAACAGGCAGACCGTCTTACGGCGTTCGCAGAAGCAAATCCAAACCAGTACGAAGCCAAGAAACTGCGAGAGCGCGCCGCAAAACTAAAAGGCGGAGTTGCAGTTATTAGAATAGGCGCACATACCGATGCAGAAAGAAACTATCTCAAAGACAAAGCCGAAGATACCATCCATGCAGTCCAAGCAGCACTCGAAGAAGGAGTTGTCGAAGGTGGAGGGATTTCGCTTTACCGGTTGGCTGAAAGCCTCAAACCAAAGTCCGTCGGAGAGTCAATCTTGGCACGTGCACTCACTTCACCCTTACGTCAAATCATACACAATTCTGGCAAAGAATATGCTGAAATCATCAAAAATCTCCCCGAAGGCCAAGGATATGATGCTAAGCGAGACCGCTATTGCGACTTCTTCAAAGAAGGAATCCTCGACCCAGTCAAAGTAGAACGTTGTGCTATAGAGAACGCAGTCTCTACCGCTGCACACTTCATCACCACACACTCTTCGATTACTGACTACGAAAAACCTGAAACAAAGTGAACCTAATATAATTTCATATGCTTAAAATCCACCCACTCGCCGACCAGATTCTCCTAGAAATGGACAAAGCTAAACTAGGAGCACTTGAAACCTCTAGTGTAAAGACAGGCATGGAATGGGCAACTGTAAAAGCCCTAGGCCCTGACGTAAAAAGCAAGGAACTCAAAATAGGAGTAAAGGTCTTTGTTAAAAGCTGGGCGATAGACACCATTCTCTACGAGAACGCAGACTATCACTTCACCAGTGAAGAACGTAAGGGAATCGTTGCGATAATCAAATGATTTGCAATAATATCTCAGAAACTCATAACCCAATAGTATTAGGCGAGGATAACAACGCCATTCGTGTCTACTGCGACCAATGCGGTCATGAAACAAGAATAGGCAAGGATATAAAAGGAAATCCTGAGCATAGACTATACGGAGAATGGTTTAAGAGAGATGTACTCCAGCCAGGCCCACCACTCTATTACAAATACACTGGCGCACAAGGCATGAATGTGGTGTAATATAAATATGGATACCAGTAATCTAATTGAGATAGAACCAACGTCTATTCAAGTGACTAGACTTCTGCAAAAACGTACCCCAACAACATATGTCTTGAGATGCGAGGACTGGTATAAGATTGGTTATACACAAAACAGTCTAAATGGTCGTATTGAAGCAATGAGAACTGGTAATCCATTCCAAATTAGACTGGTGTACGCAATTCAGACTGAGAGATGTAAAGAACTAGAAGAGGCACTTCATATTCATTTCGTTGATAGAAAGCACTATAGAGAGTGGTATAAGCTTTTAGCAGAAGATGAATATGAATTGGAGAGATTTATAACAGATTTTTTATGGCAAAAGTAGGAAGACCAGAAGTTATAAGTGACGTAACACTCCTAAAATTAGAGGAAGTATTTGCATTAGGTGGAACAGACAAAGAAGCATGTCTTTATGCTGGTATTTCTCCGTCTACACTTTACAAATATCAAGAATCTCATATAGAGTTCTCGGAGCGGAAAGACCTACTCAAACAAAGCCCTATATTGTTAGCTCGAAGAACTGTATTAGATAAGATTACCGAAGATATACAAACTGCTCGATGGTATATTGAACGTAGGGATAAGGATTTTAATCCAAAGCAAGAAGTAGACATCACCACTCTCGGAGAGAAAGTAAACTCAGACGTAATGCTCCTTGCAGAACAAGCCGCTGAACTCCTAAGAGAAAAGAAAACATGATGCATGGTACAACTCCCTACAATCAACCAACTTACCGCTGCTAATATCCATTTGTTCATAGAGCACTATGACATAAAGAATGAGCAGGGAATGGCTCTAGAGTTCAAGGATAGAGCTTTCTTGTGGGACATCTATTCAGACATGTCTCCGTTCCAAGCAGTACTCAAAGCTCCTCAGATTGGCATGACAACCCTCATGACAATCAAGAGCTTCTGGGTAGCACACAACAGGCAAAAGGATATTATTTACACACTTCCAACGCAGCAAGATGTCCACCACATGGCTTCTTCTTCGATTAACCGTATCGTTGCGCAGAATCCTATCTTTAGTGAATGGGTAAAGGATCACGACTCAGTAGAGAGCAAACACGTAGGCAGTCAAACAATCCACTATCGAGGCACTTGGACAAACAAACAGGCTATGATGGTGCCGTCTCACTTGAACATTCATGACGAGGTAGACGCTTCTAAGCCTGACGTTATAGAGCAATACGAAACACGCCTCCAAGCTACAGCAAATGGTATGCGTTGGTACTTTAGCCACCCAACACTCCCTGATGTAGGCATAGATAAGTTCTGGCAGATTAGCGACCAGAAGCACTGGTTTATTACCTGTCCCCACTGTGATGCAGTCCAGTACCTTTCATGGCCTGACTCCATAGACAAAGAGCGTAGGTGCTATGTGTGCAAGGAATGTAACGCAGAGCTTAAAGACGAGGACAGACGCAAAGGTAAATGGTATCCGAAGTATAAGAACCGTCAGTTCTCAGGGTACTGGGTATCACAGCTTATGTGTCCTTGGATTACTGCCGACAAGATACTCACGGACTTCGCGGAGAAAACACCAGAGTACTTTTATAACTACGTTCTAGGACTTCCTTATACAGGGGGAGATTCAAAGCTCACGCAAGGCCACATCTTCCAAAACCTTACCTTTTCACAAGACGTACCAGAGAAAGACGAGCGTGTGGTACTTGGAATTGACACAGGCATGAAGCTAGACTTTGTGCTTGGTAACGAACGGCTAGGACTATTCCATCATGGAGACGCAGACAACTATGAAGTATTGGACGGATTCATGCGTCGTTGGCCTTTTTGTATAGCAGTGATTGACGCTGGTGGAGACTTCATTGGTGCTCAACAGTTCTATGAGAGATGGCCTGGACGAGTATTTAAGGCATACGCAGGAGAGGATAGAAAAGACAACAAGCTCGTACGATGGGGGACTAAGGGAGATAAAGGACAAGTAGTCTATGACCTCAACCGCATGTGGCAGCTATGCGTAGATGAGATACGTGAACGTCGTCTACCTCTTCAAGGAACTGAGAACGATTGGTGGGAGTACTGGCTTGACTGGAAGAACATGTCTCGTATCAAAGTGTTTGATCCAAAGACCAACATGCTCAAAGGAACCAAATGGGTTAGGAATGGTAGAAACCATCGCGCATCAGCCACTCTCTTCTGGCGTGTTGGCATGACTAAGTTCAGTGGCGGCAGTGCTACGTTCCTATCTCCTGGCATGGAGAATCCACAAAAAGGATATGAGGCGTAGTACCACTACCCAACAGACATAAGTTTTATATTCTGACTATATGAAAAAATCAGAAGAAAAAAAGCGTGAGCTTGCCAAGAAGATTGGTAACTTTAAGCGCGACATCAAGGAAGAGGACAAAGGCGAGAAACATTACATGAAGATGTCAAAGAAGTACCCTCGTGCTTCAAAGACGTTTAAGAATATGGCAAAGGAAGAAGAAAGCCACGAGGAGAAATTAGAAAGCATTAGTAAATAGCCGTGGCCTCAACCCCATTTGCTCAAGGAATCTTCAACGCCGTCAAGGACTCAATGGGTCTGATGAAAGACTTTAACAAAGTCAAAGATGTAGGCCCAACAGGAGACGGCAATGATGAACCACAGGAAGAGTATAAATCCTCATACAAAGATGAGGAGATTATCTCCCTTGTCAAAGCGTGGAAAGCGGCGTATTCGGGCTATTATGGCGACGTAGAGCCACTTCAGAAGAAAGCCTATGACTATTGGATAGGAAAGCAAAAGACAGATACCCTTGAGTCTGTAGACGGACACGACACAGTAGACAACCTTATCTTCGAGGCTGTTGAAACATTCCTCCCTATTGCTAACCGTGCAAACCCAGACCCACTCGTAAAGTCTAATAACCTAGACCTCGCAAAGAATGTAAAGGACGCACTCGTGGATTGGGCAGACAAACAGAAGCTCCGCATGAAACTCAAGAAAGGCACGCGTAACTGGGTGCTCTCACAGCTTGGTGTATGGAAGATGTCCTATAACGTCCTTAAAGACCAGATTGACTGCGATGTGGTTGATCCAAAGAATCTCATTCTAGACAAAGACGGACACTGGGACGAGGCAGGTTTGTTTACAGGTGAGTATATAGGTGAGAAGAAAAAGAAGTCAGCATCTCTTCTTATTGAGATGTTCCCCGACCACGAGGAGCAAATCACATCCCTTGCTAAAGGAAAGATGGGCACCAAGCTGGAGTACACCGAATGGTGGTATCACGGCACAGAAGTATTTTATGTAATTGACAACACTGTCCTAGGTAAGTTCAAGAACCCAAACTGGAACTACGATGGAGAGGAGAAGCGTATTGACCCAGAGACACAAGAGGAAGTAGTCACCAAGATTATCGGCAAGAACCATAAGTTCGGCACTAACCAGCCAATGGCTCCATACGTGGGACTTGTTGTGTTTAACACAGGTGAGCATCCTCACGATGATACATCACTTATCCTCCAAAACATTCCAATGCAGGATATGGTGAACAAGCGATTCCGCCAGATAGATAAGAACGCAGACTCACAGAACAACGGTGCACTTGCTTCAGGAGATGCATTCACCAAGGAACAGGCCGCTGAAGCCTCTACATTCCTTCGTAAGGGCGGTACAGTATGGGTGCCAAATGGAGACATCAACGCTGCATGGAAGCGTGATGCTGCCCCTAGCCTCCCACGAGACATCTTTGACCAACTCCGCGACTCACGAGATGAGTTGCGTAACATCTTTGGTACTTCAGGTTCAACCCCTCAAGGCATCCAAGATGAGAACTCTGTACGTGGAAAGATTCTTGTATCCCAGCAAGACTCCTCGCGTATTGGTGGTGGTGTAACTGAGTACATCGAACAGTGCGCAGATACTATCTACAACTTCGTAGTGCAGTTTATGTATGTCTACTACGATGAGCCACACTACGTCGAGTCTATGGGCATGTCAGGGGCACAAGAGACTATTGCTATTAGAAACACTGACTTCAATGAGGACGTTAATGTAACCGTTAAAGATGGCTCACTTATCCCAAAAGACCCTCTTACAGAGCGCAACGAGGCTATGGACTTGTGGTCAGCTAACGCTATTGGTCTACCTGAACTCTATCAGCGTCTTGACTTCGCAGACCCAATGCAAAGCGCAAAGGAGACTCTTACATGGCAGATGGTTGCCCAAGGCAAACTCCCCCCTCAGGTACTTTTCCCTGACTTCGGAGCCAACCAAGCACAGGGCGCAATCGGGGTAGGTGGCCCAGCAGTAAACCCTACTGGACAAATAGACACAACTCCTCCTCCACCTGACTCTGCACCTGCTGTCCAGCAAGAGTCGCAGCAATTACTAAATAGCGTTCCACTTCAATAACATGGCATCAAACTTCCTTGAAAATAAACTACGTGAGTTTGCAAATAAGATTGCAGGCGTATCAGTCGTAGACAACGAAAAGAACCCAAACTCAGCTCTTAATAGACAGAAACGAGCTATGAAAAACTCTAACGCTAAACCATCGTGGCAAGCGCGTGGAGTAAAGCAAAATCTCGACAAGATGTACTCAAACACTAAAGGAAAGACCTTTGGCGTGCCAGGCAAATAGTAGTACCACTACCCACACCACACATTCTCTATAAGATAAAGATATGCCAAAGTTTTTAGAACAAAAGCTAGAGAAAGAGTATGGAAATAATCCACACGCTATCTACGGCACACTTAACAAGATAGGTGCTATGAAAGGCTCCAAGGAAACCAAGAAAGGTAAAGCCATGGAGCGCAAGCACAAATTAGCTAAAAACATTAAATGATTTGCGAAAATTGTAACGGAACAGGACTAGAGACACAGTGGCTTGTATGCCCTGTTTGCTCTGGTATCGGTCATGACGGCACTCTTGTGAAAGAAACAGTGGTCTCAAAAGTGAAGAAAGCAGTTAAGAAAGCAACAAAGAAATAACATGAAAGCAAAACTAGGCTCAGGTTCTCGCTTCAAAGCAGTAGAAGAAAGTGCAGAAAAGTCTGGTGCTTCTGATCCAGCAGCTGTCGCAGCCGCAGTAGGCATGAAGAAATACGGCAAGAAGAAGATGGAGAAGATGGCACAGAAAGGCAAAGCACGTGAAAAGAAGCGTGAGATGGCAGAGAAAATTAAATAGTATCTAAGGGTTTTCTAGAGTGTAGCCCTCCGCAAGGTAAAAACCCTCCGTATCAGCTAATTTTTTCTCGGATGTTTAGTAAAACCTCCCGTAACTCATATGGAAATAACACCACAAGGATTTGAGAGAGCGTCAGACAAATTGACTCAGGAACAACTTAACGCACCAATAGACGAAGTAGTTGCGGAGCCAGCCGCGGAGTCCGTCCCCGAAGAGGCCGTTGAGGAATCTGAACAGGAAATCCCTGATAAACCAGAGACCGAATCAGAAGACACAGAGGATTCAGAAGAATCCGAAGAGGAGGAAAAGGTTCCCAAGTCACGCTTTCTCACAATGCATCAGCGGGCAGTAGAAGCTGAAAGGCTACTACGTCAGCTTGAGGCAGAACGCGCAGACGCTCCTGAACCAGAGAAACCCCTAGCCGACGATGAGTCACTGAAACAGCACTACATCGACATATTCGGAGAAGGGGAACTAACGGAGAAACTCTATCAGGCAGAACTCGCACGATTAGCTTCCATTGAAGAAAAGGCAGCTGAACGGGCGTTTGAACGTCTTAGCCAACGTGAAGAGCAAGCGGCACAACTTATCGAAAAACGAGTAGAAAGTTTTGACCGAGCATTTGATGAACTTAGTGCACTTGAAGGACGGGACTTCTCAGATGATGAACAGGTAGCAATACTTGACATCGTAGAGAAATACTCTCCTAAAGATTCAAAGGGCAAACTGATAGGTGACTATCTCATGCCTCTTGACCAAGCACTGGAGATTTACCAAGTGCAGAATGCTCCTAAAGTTCAGGCAAAGAAAATCGAACGCAACAAGGTAGCTTCTCTTAGTGGAGCACGCTCTGAAGGCAAACCAACAGGGGAATCAGCATCAGACTGGAAACCAGGTTGGAATGGCGAATGGAGAAACAAAATCTAATTAACACTTAACTTTAATCATTATGGCATTCTCAAATCAGGTAGATGTCCTGACGATGGAGGATATTGTTCCAAACGTAGTGGACACCGTACTTCGCTCAAACGCGCTTACGACCCGTCTTCTTACTAAGGACACAAAGAAGTTCCGTTCTGCTACACAGGATTTCCCAATCAAGTATCAGAAAGGAACAGCTACGCAATCCTTTATCGGCTTCCAGACACTTCCAACATCACTTACGGCAACCCGTACGTTGATGAAGTACAATCCAGCGTTCAACGCGGCAAACGTCGCACTTGCAACGTCTGATACCGCAGCTAACAACACGCTCCGCAAGGTTCTTGACCTTACGGAAGTGGAAATGATTTCGCGTGCACAGGACTTGGCAGACTCTATTGGTACACAGTTCTACGCTTCACAATCGCTTTCAACCGACTTCCTCGGTCTTGGAAACATCGTGAGCGCAACTGGTACTATCGGCGGTCTCTCACGTACGACCTACAGCACGCTTCAGTCAACAGTTACTGCTTCAGGCGGTACGCTTTCTCTCTACAAGATGCGTACCTTGAAGAACAACATCTCCGACGGTGGTGTTGCTCCTACTGAGTCATTTACTGACTACGCAACGTGGGCACTCTATGAGCAGCTTTTGCAGCCTCAGGAGCGTATCAACAAGGACGTAAACGTAGCACCTAACTTCAAGGGCTACACAGGATATGAGGCAATCATGTTCGCAAACCTTCCTATTACGCCAGACCGAAAGGCAACCTCAGGCTACCTCTACATGCTCAACGCAGACTTCCTCAACTTCTACACCCTCGACATGCTCGGTGGTCTAGACAAGAGTGGATTCTCAGGTGAGAAAGTAAAGGTTGGCTCTAAGCTCTTCCTTGGTTCTCAGTACAGCCCAGACGAAAACTTCGGCTTCTTCTGGACAGGTTTCATTCACGCTACAAACGCGATGGCTTGGAACTCGTTCATTGTCGTCGCAGGTAACCTCGTCTCTGCTAACCCTCGTCGTCACGGTGTCCTTACAGGCATCACATCGGTCTAGGTTTATTAGTCTAAGTTATTGCTATGACTAATATCCTCAAATACGCAGGAATTGTAGCCCTCGTGGTATCTATCGTAGTTGCTGTAAAGGTATTTGCTCCTATTCAAGCCAACACACTTGGCGCGGTAGGAAATCAACTTATCGAACAGTATGACCCTTACGTGCGATACAACGGAGGTATCAACTCTGCTCTTCCAATTCAGACTTCAGGGACACTTACTGGCGGTGCATCCACATTTAGTGGGGATGTGACGGTAACTACGAGCAACACGGCTACTTCAACGCTTACAGTTGGTTGTATACAGATGTATGCTACTTCTACTGCAACCGCTGTACGTCTTGAGTTCAGCACAACTACGCAGCTTGCTTCCTACCCAAATGGAACAGTTCCAACAGGTTCGGTTGCGTGGAGATACGGTACGTGCCCTAACTAATTACTAATCTAAGATAAAATTATGTCTTCACTTCGTTCAGACCTTCTCATCAACCCACAGGAGTTGTTCGACATCTCTGTCAGCACGACTTCAGATGGCACACAGTTGGGCGGTCTCGCTACTACAGGTGACGGGCGTTATTTCCGCTATGCTAAGGCAGGAGCTACGGCTCTCGTCCCAGGTAAACTTCAGCAGTCTTCTGCAGAAGCAACTGGCAACGAGAACCTCGGTGTTGCTGCAGCAGCTATCGGTGATACGTCAATCACCACTACATCAACCGTAACTGTTACTGCAGACCAGTACGCAGGTGGTTATGTAGTCGTTACTACAACTCCTGGTCAGGGCTATCAGTACCAGATTGCAGGTCACGCAGCAGCTACTTCAGCAGTTGTTACCCTCAATCTTACTGACCCTATTCAGGTCGCACTTACGACAAGCTCAGTTATTGACCTTGTTGCTAACCCTTACAATGGCGTTGTTGTCAATCCTACGACTGCAACTGGTCTTCCAGTTGGCGTAGCGGTTGCTGCAACTCCAGCTAACTACTACGGTTGGATTCAGACTGGTGGTGTTGGTACTGTCCTTGCAGACGGTTCAATCACTGTTGGTACTAACCTCGTAGCTTCTAACGGCACAGCAGGTGCGGTAGAGCCACTTACAGGTGTTCAGGCACTTGTTGGTGTTGCTGTCACGGGAATTGCCACCACCGAATACGGTGCGGTAAATCTTCTCTTGAACTAACGTCCTCTCACTATCCACAAGGGGGTCTTGACATCTTCTTGTGGGTAGTACAGAGCATGGTATAGTTTGTGTATAACAAAATAATCTATAAACAATGTCATCGTACCTAGATTTTGAAGGACTCTACGACCCAAAACGAACATTCGCAGTTACTAACTGGTCAGATGAAGATATCCAGGTAAACTGGAAAGACGAGACAGGCGACAACTTCTATACTCTCCATAAAGGCGAAGTTAAAACCTATCCCCAGTATCTTGCTTATTTCATTACTAAAGAGCTTGTAGACCGTGAGATGTATAAAGACGCTGCAAAGCTTCCTAACAACCCAGACGGCTCATATACAAAAGCTCGTGAGCGTGCAGAAATGGCAGTAGCAAACAAGGACATGCGCAAGCCATACGAGGATAAGACCATTCAGGAAGTAATCGAAGGCCAGGAATCTCCTGAGGTAACAGCAATGCGAGCTAAAATCCGTGAGCAGCTTATTCAGGAAGGCACACTTTCCTCTGAAATGAACAACAACGCTGACGGTTCTGAAAAAGAAGAGTTTGCAGACGTTCCAAAGAAAGAAGCTAAAAAGCCAGGTCGTCCTAAAAAGAGCGCAGAAGAAGTAAACGCAGGGGCTTAAACATGGCAATGCGGCTTCTGTCCCCTTCCCAGGGAAAGAGTCGTAGGGAACTGGACATACATTCTCAAGAACTCCGTATAACAGAACTCGATGGACTAATCGAGCGCAAACGCCTTGAGCTACAACAGCTAGACAGGGACATGGTTCGTGCATTGTCTGAGAAGGGAGCAGAACGGTTTGAGGAGGACGAGAAGTGGAAACAAAAGATACATACCCTAACCGAAGAAGTCATCCAGCTTGAAGCGCGTAAGAAGCGTGCACTTGTACCACTAGAGGAAAAAGAGAAAGAGTTAGATACTAGAGATAGTGCTCTTTCTAAGCGTGAAGAAACGGTCAAAATAAAGGAGTCAGACCTTGAGTATACGAAAAAGGCACTTGAAGATAAGTTAGACGCAGTGTCAGAGCGAGAGGTAGAGGCAAATGAATATGCAGCTACTCTAAGCAATCGTGAATATGCAATTAAAATGCAGGAAGACGAGCTTAAATCGCGTATGAATGCACTTACAACTATCCTTCAAGAGTCGTTTACAGACATTCAAAAAGCACACGATGAAGCTGCAAAACACAAGGCAATTCTCAAGGGACGCGATATTACACTTGCAGAACGCGAGCGTAAGGTAGCCGAGATAGAAAAGACATTTGATGACCGAGACCGTGCTATCACAGACCGTTACCGCACGCTTATGAGAGCTATTACTGAAGTAAATCTTAAAGATAATGTCACTAAACAAGATCCAACACTCGGCACCGACAAATAGTACTGGAACAGGTAGTACTACTGCTTCTGCAACTATCACAGGTACAGCAGGACACACCATCTACATCACAGATATTGCAGCAAGCTCTGATAAATCAGGTGCTATCCTGTTGGTAAAAGACGGTTCCACTACAATTTGGCAGCAGATTATTGGTGCCACGGCATACTGGCAGAAATTCGAGTCACCACTTACCATCACTGCAGGAAATGACGCAGTGGTATCGGTAGACGGAACCTCTGCTTGTAAAGCAAATATCGGCGGCTTCATACAATAGTCTATGACTTCTGGTTCTGTAATTCGAGACCAGAACCGAGTCCCAGTCTGGTGGGGGCTTTCTAGTGTTGATGGAAAAACGCTCGTACCTATCAGCATCAACTCATCAACTGGAAAACCAATGTTTGAAATTGGCACCTCAATATCGGCTGTCATTTCCAATATCCCAGAGACTATCCCTAGAGATGAAAATAGGATTCCCTGTCTTACAGGAGTGTCGAATACGGATTCATCAGTGCGCATTCCTGTATCGGTAAATCCAACTACGGGGGCCATACTCGCTATACTTCCATGACTTACACACCTTCAAATTATGACGCGATACGTGACGGGAATAGAGTACCCATTGCTATGGGTGTGTCTAATACAGACTCTACTCAATCTCTGCCATTTAAAATAGATTCTGTTACAGGTCGTTTACTCATAGATTCTGCAACTGGAACAGCAATATACAACGAAGTTGTATCTGGCTCTGGCACTTCTTGGACGCTTGCGCATACTCCTACAACGGACACTTTAATGCTTTACGCGAACGGCCAACGTCTTACTCCTACTGTTGATTATTCGCTTTCTGGCGCAGATATAACTACAGTAACGAGTTGGGCTACAGGGACGCTTCTAGCAGATTATTTCTATTAGTATGGCTGCACACAAAGAAGGAAACGACCTAGTGATAGACTCTTGGGAACAAGGTATTGCTGACGCACCTGAGCAAGGTATTACGTTTATGCGCAATATAAACCTTGTGTCTATCCCAGGCGAGGCACCTGTGAACTATAAGACGGCAGAAGGAGGAGTGCCACCTGCTGGTACATCTGGTGCTTCTTGTACGCTCACAGCCTCTACAAACGCCGTAACATGGACTACAGGTGGTGTGACCCTATATTCAGGAGCAGCAGTGATGTTTGGTTCAACAGCGGGAGGCGTTACTGCAGCAACAGTGTACTGGATTTCAAATGTCACAAATGGTTCAACAGGTTCGTTCAAAGTGTATACAGATATAGGCCATTCCCAGGTGGTGACACTTTCTAATGCAAGTAACACGTTTACAGTAATTCCTTTTGGTAAACCAAAACAAAAAGCAATAGACTCGGTAAATAAGTATGTATTCATGCTTGACGATGCTGGACGAGCATGGTGGATTAACTCTAGTAGCAATCTCGTATTTTTAGGAAATACCACTTTAACAAGCACACACGGTAATGGGCTGTGTGTGTTTGGTAACTACCTTTTCGTTTTTAGAGACTCTGCAATAGACTATTTTCCTATTACCTATATTACCTCTACCAGTACACCTGTTTGGACATACGGTTGGAATTCGTGGTCTATAACTACTGACTCAAGTACTGGATACAGCCACTACGCTATTGCTGCACAAGATAACGGGATGTATTTCTGTAATGGTCAGAATATCCAAAGCATATTGGTCGTGGGTGGGTCTGTCTTTGACCCCACGAATAGCGCAACATATACGGCCACTCTTCCAAGTGGCTATGCTCTCCTACTCCCGACTGTAGACCGAGCAGTCTGTTTGGCCGAACTCGGTACATCGCTTCTCGTTGGCGGTATTCAAAATAAAATCTATCCGTGGGATAGAGTAAGTACTTCATATAGTTATCCAGTAATTGTTGCTGAAAGCTACATTACACGCATGGTGACTACTAACTCAAGTACTTATGTGTTTGCAGGAAATCGTGGACGTATTTATATAACAAACGGTGCAAACATAAACCTGTTTAAGAAAGTACCAGACCATATTGTCGGTATCTTTGGAGCTTCTAATGGAACAGATCCATACTACACATGGCTTGATGCAATCTATTGGAAGAACCAGATATTCTTTAGTTTTACTGTAACCAAGAATGACGGCACTGCGGTGACTAACATGGGCGGCCTATGGGCACTTGACGTTTCAATGAATATCATGGGTACTGCTACTGCTGTTGGACTACGCATGACTAACACACTTTCACAAGGGGCTACGTTCTTCCCACACGTGATCGCGCCAAACGTAAACAGTAATAATCCAGCTGGTACAGGTCTGTATCTTGGCTGGTCAAGTGCTACCACAACCTCTTACGGTATAGACGTAACTACTTCTAACCCATACAGCGACCTTTCTACTGAAGTAGTAGGAGAAATCTATACTGACCTTATTAAAACAGGTACATATATTGCGCCACTTTCGTTTACACAAGTAGAGTGGAAACTCGCCGAACCTCTTGTATCAGGAGAAAAGGTACGTATTTCTATACGTCAATCCTATTCAGATGCCTGGACAGTTGTTGGAACTACTGACACGGCAGGTGTGCTATCTGCAGCATACGATATGCCAGTGCAAAATGGCCAATGGGTGCAATTCTACATAGAGCTTCAATCAACTACTTCGTCGCCTTCTTTTGTCCGACTTAAAGAGATAAGAGTACGCTAGTATGAATGAACAGGAAGTAAAAGATATTGCAACAAAGGTGTATAACGATTTAGGCACTCAGTTTGGAGTTGCTAAAGTACCTGCCCACCTCCACAATGGAGTGGATACAAACAACCTACCCCTTTCGTCTATAGCAAATTTCTTTCCGCAAGTAACATCAGTACCTACAAACATTCCAAACCAATTCAGTCAATACATTGTGACTCATACAGATGTGGCACAAATAGACTATTATGACCAAACTAACGGTGTATGGAGAAGTATAGCGGCTTCTAATACTACGTCTCCTCTAACTTTAGATATGACCGCTGGAGAGGACATAACGGCAGGTGACGCTGTAGCTGCGTATCCCGCTCAGACTTCTTCCATTGTATTTGATACAAGCGCAAGTACATTTAATGGCCCAGTTACATCAGTTACTCTAAGTATTACAGTTGGCAACAACTCTAATAGATTGCTGCTGGTATTTTATACGGCATCCATGAGCAACACCTCAACTATAACAGGGACATACAACGGTGTAGCCATGACACATCTTATAAACCGAAGTGGCGGCAGTATTTTGTATTCTGGTTGTTTTTACGTCGTAGCACCAACCACTGGGACTCACGATATTGTAATAACAAGTACAAATATTGGGAATATCAGCATTGTAGGAATGAGTTACTACAACGTAGACCAATCAAATCCTATAGATACTAGTGGCTATGCTTCTGATTTTTCATCTGGCACATCAGTAAGTAAAACAATGACACCATCTGTAGATGGATGCAGAATTGTCTCTGGGCTTGGATATAACAGCGCTGTAGCCCTTACTACCAAGACAAATATGTCTACTAACTTTACCACTAGTACTACAGCTAGTGGGCCAGTTACGGGTGCAGGGGATAGTGGGAATATAATTCTTGCAACCAATACGACTATAACTGGTGGCTATACAAGTAATCTTGGTGGAGCAATTTTATCGTGTGTAATTATAAGACCATCATCAGCAGTCACTTATAATGCATATAAAGCATCAGCAAGTACTGCAACACCAAACAAGTATCAGGCGTTCGTAGGATTTGCTAACGCTTCAGCTTCTTCAGCGGCCACGGTATCAGTAGTGATTAGTGGTGTATGTAATGTACTGTCTGGTCTGCTACCAACACGTCAATACTATATATCCGACACAGCTGGCGCTATTTCTACTTCTGCTGGGACTAACACACGGAAAGTAGGGATCGCACTTTCTGATACGGAGATATTAGTTACTAATATATGGTAGTACCACTACCCCGCCTATATAGAAATGGCAATATACTACTATGCGAACATATTCTAATTACCTCTCAGACTTCCAGTCTTTGAGCCAGAACAGTTCAAGCGCAAACCAGACGTTCGGTATGCGTCTGGTAAATGACGCATTACGCTATCTTGTTGGCGTGTTTTTCTTTAATGAGACGACTTATCTTCCCGCAGGAGGAACGGTTGCGAGCCAAGCAGCATACACACTTCCACATGATGTAAAGCAGGTTATCAACGTCACCGTTACTATCGGTAGCGTCCTTTGGCAACCAGTGGAATGTGCTACACGTAAACAGTACGACGCTCTGAACGTGATTCAATTCACCAACAACTATCCACAGTTCTACTACATTTACAACAACCAGCTTCTTATCTGGCCTACTCCAGCGAATAACGGGGATACTATAACCGTTCACTACAAGAAGCGTATTACAGACCTATCCCAGGCGGATTACACAACTGGCACTGTGTCTGCTACGCAAACAAGCGCAACCGTAACTGGTTCAGGTACAACCTGGACTACAAACATGGCAGGTAGATGGCTAAATATCGCCACCACAAACAGTGATACTACCTCAGGAGATGATTCATGGTATCAAATTGCAAGCGTAGAAAGTAGCACATCTCTGACCTTAAATAATCCTTATGTAGGGCAAGATGTAACGGGTGGTTCTTACATCATTGGTGAAGTACCGATTCTTCCTGAGGACTTCCAAGACCTTCCTCTCTATCGTGCACTGATGCTTTATTTCTCTTCTACTGGTTCTGGCGCACCAAACGCCGCCCAGAAGGTAGCGGAATATAAAGGACTTTACGATGCTGGGTACGCGCAGCTAGAAGCAGAGTTTGGTTCAAAGACTTCTAGTGTGGGCATTACCCCACAAGACTACCCAACCGTGAGTCCGAACCTTTTTCAAAGTAATATAACTGGCCCCTAATATGGCAATACCTGGAGTAAAATGGACAGACGCAGTACCACAGAAGAAACCTGTTGGACTTTTGAGTTATCTAAATACTGGACAGAAGGCACAACCTTCGCCCACAGTGCAGACTACAACCCCAGCTACTATGGGGGTACGTGCTACGTCTCCGTCTGCGAATCTAACCCCTGCTCCATCTACGCTTCCAAAGTCCCAAGTAGCGACCAATACATCTTCTCCAATCAGTAATTCGTATAGTGGTTCAAGTTCTAACGCAAATCCAGGATACAAACCAGATTCTCTTATATCTACAATGGGCGTTGCAAAGACTCCGCAAGAAATGGCTGCGGCTAATAATGCTACAACAGGCGCAGGTTCTGTAGATCCAACTGCAACTATTCAAACTCCAGCACCTACACCAACATATGCTGGTATTCTAGGCCAGTTGGTACAATCTGCGTCAAAGCCAAGCCAGCAATACACTGACCAAATGGCACAAGCTAACGCCTACAATGAGGCACTCAATCGTTCCCGTATGAACGAAGCTACTGGTCTAGCACAAAACTTTCAAAATCCTATTCCTATAGAGTTCCAGCAAGGCCGTGGACAGGTACTTGAGAACCAGTATCTACAGCAGCAAAACGCACTCTCAAACGCTTATACGGGTGCTGCTAACCTTGTAGGGGCGGCAAATACACAGCAAGGACTTCAGCAAAGTGCCCTTGGTACTGCCGCTGGGTACGCACAACCACAGATCACGCAATACGGTCAAACTTCATTCAATCCTGTTACAGGAGAGTTTGCAGGTGGTGGTTCACTTCCATCAGAAGTACTTAGTCAGTACGCACAAATGGCTGCAAATGGTCAGTACACTGCTATTCCGTCATTTATCACCAGCAACCCTGTACTAAGTGCGCAATTAAACACAGCAGCTAAACAAATAAATCCAAACTACAATCCAATAGTTTCGGCTGCACAGGGCACCGCTACCGCACAGAACACTCAAACAGCGGGCACAGCAGGAGTACAGGCTAACCAGTCTGTACTCAATCCAGCGTACAACAACTACCTACAACTTCAGCAGACTACTCAAAACATTGACCAGTTCGGTAACCTCCTTACTCAGACCATGCAAGAGGGAGGAATCAACCCATCAGACGTTAAGTTTGCAAACGCTAAACTTGCAGATATTCGTAATCAGCTTTCTAGTGGTCAGCAAGCAATTTATGACAACACACTCGCAAGCCTTCGCTCTCGCGTTTCTGGGCTTCTTGCTGCAGGTGGTAGTGAGATTCCAAGTCAAATTACTTCAGATGCTACGAAGATTCTCGATGGTACACTTCCCGTATCGGCTCTTACAGGCGTTCTCCAGCGTATTCAGCAAGAAGGCAACGTATTGCTTAATAACGCTGCAAACGTCGTGAATACGGCATACCAGGGCACACAGGGTGCACAAGGAGGTCAAGGTACACAGTCTGCTGGTTCACAAGGTGGAGATTTAACGTGGGCTAACCTTTAAGATATGCCTCCCGTCACACTAAAAGACGGAACGCAACTAGACCCTAAGGTGGTTAAGGTCATGCGTGCAATCCGCAGTGTAGAAAGCGGAGGAGATTACAATGCTGTTGGAGACAACGGTCAGTCTAAAGGTGCGTACCAATTCAACGGAGACAACTGGAAAAATTGGGCAGGTGAATATCTTGGAAACAAGGACGCTCCGATGACTCCTGAGAATCAGAACAAACTGATGTATGCGCGTATTGAAAAGCAAAAGAACGAAGGACTTTCACCAGAAGAAATAGCTGCACTTCATAACGGTGCGCACAAAGACCCAACGACGGGGAAATATACATACAACAACCCAGTATACGGTGAGAAGTTCCGTGCTGCTCTTGCAAAAGAAGCCACCCCACAGCAACAGGGTAATTTCGTAAATCCAGGCACTCCTACACCTCAGGGAAACAACTTTGTGCAACCTCCTGCTGTACAACCAGCTGCATCACAACCAACAACTGACACACAACAGCAGCCAGAAAATAAACCTGGTCTCCTTTCACAAGTAGCAAGCGGTGTTGGTGGTTTCCTACGTGCTGCTGAATCTCCATTTCTCGGTGTTGCAGCTATCCCAACTCAAGCACTTGCTAAAGCCCTTGGACAACCTGACCCTTTCCAAAAAGGTATTGGAGGAGGAGCAACGCCTGGTGATGTAACGCCTCTTAATCTTGAGCAGAAAGCTGGTGACATTGCGCAGGTAGGAAGTTACTTTGTTCCTGGTTCTGGCGTACTTGGTGCAGCTGGTATGGGTGCACTTCAAGGAGCAGGTGCAGCTATGTCTAGAAAAGAAGACCTCGGAACTGTCGCAGGTCAAGGTGTGCTTGGAGCTGGGCTTGGCGCAGGAACAGCTCTTGCTGCAAAGGGTATCGGATACGGTCTAAATAAGGCAGGAGAAGCACTTAGCGGAGAAGGAGTACAGAAGGCTGTACAAGGAGTCAAAACTGCATACTCAAAAGCTCTCAATCTTAATGCTGCCGAGCGCGGGTTTGAATCACGAAGCGGAAAAGACCTTGCTCAGGTACTTCTCACACACAGTGCACCCCTAGAAAGAAATGCAAACGGTACACTCAACGCAAGCGGAGCTATAGACAAACTCCAATCTGCTCTCAATCCTCTTAACAAGCAAGCTGATGCTTTGGTGGGTAATGCGATGATAAACAAACAGGTGTCACACTTTGTGCCTCTAGACCAGGTAAAAAGCAAACTCCTTACTACAATCAGAAACTCTGCTATGGACTCTCTAGAGAAAGAGAACTCTGTTCGTTCTGCCACTAAACTCATGGGTGCTATAAAACGGGAGTATGGAGATGTGGTATCCCCACAAGTAGCTGAGAAGATTAAACAAACACTTCAAGGAAGTGCGTTCAAAAAAGCCCTCACAACTTCAGACTCTCTTCAGAAGAACGTAAGTTATTTGGCAAGCCGTGTGATGAAAGACAGCACAGAAAAGGCTATTGGAGGTGCAGCTGGAAAGGAGTATGCAGCCCTCAATGCTCAGCGTGGAGACCTTGTAGATGCTATTACACGCCTTACAAAGCTAGATGGTAGTCGTCTTGTTAAGGGAGGAAAACTAGGAAATATGGCAGGAGGTCTTACAGGAGCGATAATCGGATCGCAGTCTGGTGGACTTCTCGGAGGTCTTGCAGGTGATTACTTCGGTGCAAAAGCCGCAGAGTTCCTAAATAACCCAGCAACACAGATAGCTATTGCAAACGCTAAAGCGCAATCTATGGGCAAACTTCCAGCACTGCTTGGTAGAGCGTCCAAGCCTGTAGGAACTGCATTGTCTAAGACAGGAGGTGCAGTAAGTAAATCAGCACGCCCAATAGGACTTCTTGGTAACTTACTTGCCAAGTAGCTTTTCAGCACTCTTCCAAAAAGAGAATCTGAATAGCTCAAATAGTGCTTCGAGTAGCATTATTCAACAGTTACTTCTACAGTCTTTGTAGCGTCCTCGGCAGTGAATGTGAACGTGAACTTTCCTGTAGCTACTGGGTTTTCAATAGGGCAACCATTGTTTACGAATGGTGAAGAATGTGGAGCTACACAGAAGAAGTTTGGCTGTCCTGGTAGTCCGTCTACACCTGGTTGGTTTATTACAAAGGTTGAGTCAGCAAAGTCGGGGTCATCTGTTGTAACAGTTACAGGGACTTTAGTTACTTTGTTACTTGGGTTAAGGACAGTAACACTCAACCCTAATTTACCTGTACCCGCTTTTACAACTGGGTCTGCTGGCTTTCCATCTACAAGCGTTTCTACATTTATAGTCCATTTAGAAGGTGCGACGCTTCCGAGGGTTTCTGTTTGTTGTGTCATAGGTGTCTGAATTATAGCTGGTGCATTGGTACTAGGAGTAGTGGTAGGTGTGGTTACAGGTGGGGTGACTGTTTGTTGTGAAACAGGCTGCAAAATCGCTTGGACATTTGCAATCGTAGCAGCATCAACTCCAAATGCCTGTAGTACCTGGATTATTGCAGATGTCTGTTGCGTAGTAAGTGTCGAGGCGTATGAGACTGAGGGAATGAGCATCAAACCGAACAATAAGGTAAGTGCGTATTTCATATCCGAGACTATACCAAATAGTTTTCCACAGGTCAATACAGTTATAAACATGGACAAATACGATATTATGTAGTGATGTTAGTCTACTTTTTTGACCTAAAACGCTTGAGTAAACCACTCAATGAGTATTCTCAGCTTGAAGAGATGCTAGCTCTTCGTTCTCTTGGGTGGTCATACATGGCTCTAGCGGATAAGTTTAATGTCCCAAAGACAACAATACGTTATTTGTGTAGACGTTTTGGTCTTGCAAACAACGTTCGTGTGACTGTCCTGCGCCAAGACGTTAGTACCACTACCAGCCACCATATCGAGACGTATACTGAGGAAGATAGAATAAATCCAGGCAAAACATACGCAGAGTATTTACAAGAAGAGAAAGATAGAAAATGGCGCAAACTACTTCAATCACAACAAAAATAAACAAAATCTTATTTGCGTCAGCAATGGTATCTGGCGTGTTCCTAAGCAGTTTTTCCCTTGCAGGAGCAGTTTCTACTTTCATTACAGGGCAAGGTGGTACGGGCACAACTACTCCATCAGGTATCTTATACGGGGATAATGGCGCGACTACTCACTTAAATACTGTAGTTATAGGTTCGGGTCTTACTTTTGCTGGCGGGACACTTTCAAATTCTGCATCTCTAAATGCTCTTGGTACTACTACACCCTGGACGCAAGGTTATCTTGCCTATGTAGCAAGTAATTCCGCTGTGGCATCTGTTGCAACCTCGACTCTAACGCCAACTTCTCCGCTTACAGGTTCGTTTGTTCAAATAGGTTCAGGAGGCTCACTTGGTTGCCAAACCGCATCAGGTTCACAAGCAGGATGTCTTTCCTCGACCGATTGGACTACGTTTAACAACAAAGGCTCAGGTACACTCACCGCCGTCACAGGGACGTGGCCTATCATATCCTCTGGTGGTACAACGCCAAATATAACGTGGGGTGGCCTTGCTTCTTCTTCTCCAATATCCGCAGGACTTCTTTATGCAACGGGAGTAAATACCTTTGCTTCAGTATCAACCTCTTCGCCAGTCTCTCTTAACATATCTGGCAATGCCGCGACAGCTACGACGCTCGCAGGGGTTCTTTCTTCTTCATTAGGTGGCGCTGGTTCAGTATCAGGTATCTTGAAGGCTAATGGTTCGGGAACTGTCTCTGCTGCCGTCTCAGGCACTGACTACGCGCCAGCAACCTCGGGTACATCTATTCTAAAAGGAAATGGCTCTGGTGGCTTCTCTAATGCCTCAAACGGCACCGATTACACTCTGCTTACAGCTACCACCTGTACTTCAGGAGACTTTGTCTCTGCGCTCACGGCAAGTGGTGGGGTAACGTGTTCTACTCCATCAGGAGGTGGAGGTTCAAGCTCTGTTGCAACATCTACAAACGAAACAGCGGGATATATCCCTTACTGGACTTCTACTAACGCTACTCCAGCACTTCTTGGAAGTATCGCAACTTCAACCCCAACTATCGGAACAGTACTTAGCTATTCAGGTACACTTGGAAACCTAATTGGAGGCACATCAGGTACATTCAGCATAAACAACAGTGCAGTAACTAACGCGATGCTTGCAAACTCAACCATCTCAGGTATATCGCTCGGTTCTAACCTAAATGCACTCACCGCTACAAATGGAACTCTTACGTTCTCAGGTTCTTATAACGGCTCTACGGCTAGGACTGTTGGACTGAATCTTGGGAACGCAAACACGTGGACGGCACTTCAGCAGTTTGGTAACGCCACTTCTACGCTCTTCGGAGCAACGAAAGCCTGGATACCCACCATTACCTCTCTAGCTACTACTTCTGTAGAGGCAGCTAACGGCGTAGACGTTGGAAACGGAACACACGGCATCCACGTAATACCAGGAACGTCTACTACTACTATCTCATTCTACTAATATGATTTACTTCCTCGCTGGTGTAGTAGCTTCTCCTCTTATTTTCGGAGCATTACTTCTACTTGCTTTTGTCTTTGGGCCAGACGAAGCTCATTCATGTGACATATGAAACGAGCACTCGCCACACTCACTGCCCTATCTCTCGTACTCTTTTTCTCGCCTTTCCACGTAGAGGCGGCTACTGCTACAGTTAATTATCTCATCGTAGCTGGTGGTGGAGGAGGAGGAAGTGGCACAGGCGCAGGTGGTGGCGGAGGTGGCATGATTACAGGTTCAACGTCCATCACTCTTGGTACAGGATACTCAATTACTGTCGGTGCTGGAGGTGCAGCAGGTGCATCAGGACTCAACGGCACAAATGGAGGTAATAGTGTCTTTAATTCTCTCACTGCTATTGGAGGAGGAGGAGGTGCTACAAACCAAACAAGTGGAAATGACGGAGGTGCAGGAGGGGGAATGTCTATAAATACAGGAGTCGCAGGTATCGGTTCACAAGGCGGCAACGGAGGATACGCAATAACGTCGGCACCAAATTACGGAGCCTGTGGCGGCGGAGGAGGCGGAGCTAGCGGAGCAACTGGAGGAAGCGCTACAAATACATCAGGTGGTAATGGAGGGGCAGGGACGGCTTCATCTATATCTGGCTCGTCAGTAACGTACGCAGGTGGTGGCGGAGGTGGGACTTTTAGCGGTGGCACATTAGGCAGCGGTGGGACAGGTGGTGGTGGCGCAGCGACAGTATCGGGTACAGATGGACTCGGTGGCGGAGGTGGTGGGTCAATCAACAACGGCACTTCAGCTGGAAATGGTGGTTCCGGTATTGTAATAATCTCAGCCCCCACAAGCGACGGAATCACTGCAACTGGCTGCACCCACACCACTTCAGGTGGAAACGACATCTGGTCATGTACTTCTAGCCAGACCTGGACGCCTACGATAACTCCGTCAAACTCTTGCACCTACTCAGGCTCAGGCGACTGGAATATCCTCGGTTCAGACCACTGTTACATTACTGGGAACACCTACGTCTTGGGTGCTTGTAATTTCATTGGAACGGGCGACCTAAGCCTCGCGGGTACAATATCCTGCTCGACTATCCACGGAGCTGCGGGCTTCAGTGTCTTTGGAAAAAACGGAACAGGAATCTTATATACACGTTGACCATGAAAACACGCTTTATCATCGCGCTCATAATCATCCTCGTAGGCCTCACTCTGTGGGGTATTAGGGCGTTGGCGAGTAGTAGTGTGGGGCCGAATAGCCCGTATGCGGCAACGAATGATAGTTCAGTAGGGACATATGCTTGGAATAATCCAACTAATGTTGAAGTTAGTGATGGTCAATATGCTTCTGTGTCTACCGGAGGTAACTCATTCACGTACTATCTATATGCTACGGGATTCGGTTTCTCTATTCCTACGGGAGCGACTATAGATGGTGTAGTAGCTCAAGTGCAAAAAGTAACCTTGGCAGGGGCAGGTTCTACAGTTGATAATTCAGTAAAACTCATAAAAGGAGGGACTATTTCAGGTACTGATAAGGCCGATACAACGACTCCGTGGCCTTATACAGAGGCATACGTTTCTTATGGTGGGAGTTCCGATTTGTGGGGACTGTCTCTTACTCCTAGTGATGTCAGTGCTTCTAACTTCGGTTTAGCCTTTTCAGCGGAAGGAGGGTATCAAGATATAAATGGATACCCAGCAATAGACCATATCGAACTTACTGTCTACTACACCACCGCCTCTGGCACTCACGCCTCCGTAACCCAAACATCAGGTAAATGGGTCATTACAGGCGGTAAGACAATAATCCAATAACTATGCACCCCTACACTCCACAACCAAACTGTGCAATCTGCGGAATGCCAGAGCTAGACCACTATTGGAAATGTCCTAAATGCGGCATGGTTGGAAATGGTGTGGATAATCATGAATGCCATGACTGAACTATCGTATGATGAGATAGAAAAGATAATTCGGTCTGCTGTCGGGCGGGTCGTACATGATACGCCATCTAAAGAAACCCGCGCTATGATTGAAGAACTCCAGAAGAATGATATAGAACTTGGAAAGAAAATAGACGACCTCACAGACCTTGTAAAGAATCACAATGTAAAACACGAGAAAGACATGGAGGAAATAATGCCTATCATTCAGGAGTATCGTGACAAGGTAGCTGTACAAAACTTCACATTTCGCTGGAGTGACAGGATACGCTCAATAGCCAGTACCATTACTGCACTTGGTATAATAGGTGCGTTAGGTTATTGGATAATCCACCAAGTAAAATAGTATGGAACGAGGCTTTCAACCGTCAGAGATAAAACAGGGTGATTATATCCTAGGGGCGGCGACCTCTCTTAAAGGAGAAGTGCTTGTTCCTGATGGTCAATGGGACGCGTGGCTTCCCGCTTTTGAAAACCAGAGTAAAGATGGTTTCGAGTCATACGCGTGTGTGAGTTTTGCTGTTACTTCCGCAGTTGAAATTTTGATGCGTCAGGAGTTTGGAGATATACAAAACCTATCTGACCGCTTTCTTGCCTATGCAACAGGTACCGAAGCGAAGAAAGGAAATGACCCTACCACAGTTTGTAAGTTTCTAGGAAAGAAAGGTGATGTGCTTGAAAAAGACTGGGCGTACCCAACCCCTGCAACAGATTTCTATAAAACCCCTCCTAAGAATCTCTATACCCTAGCACTGGAGTTTACTGCTGAGTTTGAGTACGACAACCAATGGGTGCCCGCTACCCCTGAAATGATGAAAGATGCGCTAACGCGTTCACCACTTACAGTAGCTGGGTATGGATGGGCACAGGACAACCAAGAAATGCCAATGTACTACACACCCGATGGTGCGCAGCCAAACCATTACTTTGTAGTGTATGGATACGAGGACGGGAAAGCATGGCATATCTTCGATAGCTACGAGAACAACTACAAGCGACTCCGTTGGGACTACGTGTTTACGCAAGTCAAGGAGCATACACTCCACAAAAATGTGGTGAATCCATCAGCCTTTGCCTTATTCATTCAATGGCTTCGCGTTGCTCTTGGACTTGACGCACCTACATTTGGTGCTGCACGCTCACCTAAGTGGAGTGAAGTGCGTAATAACTTCATAAAACAACATCCTACGTGTGAAGTGTGTGGGACTAAGAAAGGTTGCGAAATCCATCATCGCCGTCCTTTCCATTTACATCCAGAACTGGAACTAGATGAAAAAAATCTTATAACACTCTGCCGTCCGCACCACTACCTTATAGGACACCTCATGTCCTGGTCTTCATATAATGTAAATGTTGGAGAAGACGCAGCGCACTTACTAGAAGAAGTAAAAAACCGTCCATGACAATCCTTGCAACGGCACTCTCAGGTATTTTCTTCATAGTCTTTGGCATATTGCTAATTATGTACAAAAAGCTTAATATCACCCCATTCGTTGAGGAAGATATTCCAAGTACAGACCATGCTATTACAGAAGTGCCTATAATCACCCCACAAATGCCTCAAAATACCCATCAGAAGCCTGTTACACCGCCAACCGCTACATTGGATACTATGTGCATTGCAATCCGCGATTTTGAGGGTAAACCAGGAGATAGAAACTACAGAAATTGTAACCCTGGAAATGCTAAATACAGCAAAGTTGGCTATGCAAAAATGTACGGTGAGGTAAAGAAAGATAGCGGCGGCTTTGCAATTTTCAAAGACATGGAGACAGGTATGCTGTATCTACACAACCTTATCAAGGTAAAGATTAAAAGAAATCCAGACCAGACGCTCCTAGACTTTATGAATGTCTACGCACCACCAAGCGACAACAACCCTACGGTAAAGTACGCAAAATTCGTAGCAAAACGTCTAGGTGTGGATATTAACTTCCGTATGGGAGACTTAATCGTATAATATAAATCTATGATTACAATCAACGAAAAGACAGCAGCTTTCTTAAAAGCAGTAGCAGTTGCTATGGTATTTGGTGGACTTGAAGCAGTTGCGCAGAACATTGGCGCATCTGGACTCGTGTCTGCAACTATGGCGACGGTTATCGTCGGTGTTATTGGACTCTTGGAGCAGAC